GTAAGACAAAGATGGCAACAGGCGAGATAGACTGGGATCAAACGATGGCAGAAGCCAGTAAAGATTCTTGGAAAGATGAATGGATACTAGGACTCTGGTCGATACCATTAATACTTTCATTTACAGGTGAGAAAGGGGTTGATATTGTAATGAAAGGTTTTGAAGCTTTAGATAAGGCTCCGACCTGGTACACTGCAAGTCTTGGCGTTATTGTTGCGGCAAGTTTTGGTGTAAGAAGTGCGGCAAAGTTTTTTAAAAAATAGATAAGGGGAATACATGATTACTTTTAATGATAAACTGAAGGAAGAATTTCCTGGAGTATGGGAAGAAGGGCTACTGGTTGCTGATGGATTTGAAGATGCGTTCATGGGTGTGGGTAACCAGTTTAGTCAAACAGTAGCTGTCTACAATAGAGATAAATGTATTGATATACTTATTATGCGTGATGGTATGGATAGAGAAGAAGCTGAAGAATACTTTGAGTACAATGTTCAAGGAGCATACGTTGGTGAGAACACTCCTGTCTTCTTAGAATTAAATATAGAAAATAATAAAAAGATAAACCCATTTAATTAAATTGAATAAGGAACAAGTAATATGGCTGTTAAGAAAAAGATAGAAAAGATTTTAAGTAAGACAGATATTGACGAGCGTTTAGAAAAGTGGGCAAACGAAAGAAGAAACAACCTGGCAATTGCCATTGATCAGATGCCTTACGTTTGTGTCGGGTTTACAGTAGTAGGATTTGTGGTAGGTGCTATAGTCGGGTACTTTATCTAAAAACTACTGTAATTTTTGCTCCTAATTTACACGTACAGAGCTATCTCTACCCCTCCATATACTAACACACCCCACAGAAAGAGATGTCTCTCTGTGGGGTTTATAGTTAAGCCATAGACCTTTCATGTTTTAATGCTTATTAAACCTATCACGAATTGCTGTAGCGATTGCAGTCTGAAACTTTTTGTTATTTTCGTTACTTAGAAAAATGCCTTTAGCAATTTTTGATACATCCTGCATAGCTTTATGATAACCATCTTCAAATGTTTCATCGTTTAGCACAGAGGGTATTCCTCTTCTTATTAACTCTCCAATCCCCTTGACACCAAGTATTGTTTTCTTAGTCTCTAACTCTTGATGTAACTCTTTAGGAAGAAGAATACTAAATGATATTTCAGTTTCTTTATTCATGTTCTTTCCTTTACTTTAAAAGTCAAGTGGATCATCTCTCATATCTGACTTGTTGTTATTGTAAGATCCGTTTTGTTTCCAGGACTCATCATCTACAGCGAGTGTAAGAATATCTTTCTCACCCATCTTTGTAGTAACAGTCTTCTTCCAAGATGAAAGTTTTATTACAGCGTCTTCACCTGCTGTTATCTTTGCAAGTAATCCTTTTACTGTAAGAGGACTAAGTTTCAAGTCTCCTTTAGCTATTGGTGCTTTGTCTGTCTTATCTTTGTTAATCCAAAGAGTTCCTTTGTCTAAATACTTTTCGTTGGTAGCCATAATTTTATATTCCTTTTACAATTTATTTGTTTAAACTATCTTTTCTTTTGGTGAAAAGATCACGAATGGATTGCCATTCCATCTCACTATATCTTTTTATAAAATTAAAAAGATCTAGGTTATCTTTCCAAAGGGTAGCAAGTTCTTTTAAACCTTTCAAACTCTCTATCTCTTTTGGAAGAATCTCTTTTGACTGATTAGTTACAAGTGTCTGTAATCTTTTTAACTGATCCTTACATGTGTCACTTGCATCAGTCAGATTAACCTGCAATTCTAAATCATCAAATATTTCTTTGTTCTGTTTATGAGAATACACACGACTTAATCCATAAAAAGTTTTTGATGTTGTAATAGCTAAATCTAAAACATCAATTACAGCAGGGGAGTAAACATCTACATGAGGTTTATTTTCTCCAGATATAGAGTTAACATCCTTTGGTACTGAAGTCTCTTTAACAACCTTCTTACTATCTTCTTCTTTAGGAGGTAACCCTTCTCCACTGTATATGTATAACCCTAGTCCAAGTTTAGCCATAGTCTTAACCAAACACCGCTTGATGCTGTCATTCACATCTCGTGCGTCAGGATGTTTAACAGCCTTGTGAGCATAGTTTGTCACAGGTAATATCTCTGTAGCTTTTACGTTAGGATTTATCTCAATAGTAACCTGGACAAAAGCATTGCCATGATCGTCAAATTGAGCAGGGTAATACCTGTCATCCGTACCATTAGATAGCGGAAAGGTGTGATGATATTCTTTAAACTCTGGATAGTGTTCTCTTAATACAGAGGTTGCCTTGGACCAGGGCAGATATGTCAGGCTATGATTACCTGAACCTCTCTGCTCTACATGATCTGACAGATCTATTTTCTGAAGTTTGTTAAACACCTCACCGAATGTTTCTAGCTTTTCTTTTTTAGCGTTAGTCATAATTATATTTCCCTTTTATTAAATTGATCACAAAATTGAGATACTTCACAATAGTTTTCGCATCTTATGTAAGTCCTTTCTCTTTCCTCGATGTATAAATCTTTTTTAAAGTTACTCTCTGCAATGTATGAGGTGGCTTTATCTTTATTATTAAAGACCCTAACTGCTGTCTTTCTTCCTGCTTTCATAACAGCAAACCCACCTCCGTTTGCCCATCGTTCCTCATCTGAACATTCAACATGTTCAAACAGAACCTCTCCACCGCCTCCTAAATTTACAGTGTAAGCGGCATGTGTGTTGAGGCGATCCGTTATAAATCTTAGTTGCTCTTTCTCTGACCATAAAGGCACAGGAATATTAACGACTTGAGCTTGAGGATAATCATGTCTTGTCTGAGCATCACGCCTCTTCCAATCTTTAATTACTGCTGTAATCTCTAATGAGGAAACGTCAATGTTATAGTCAAAGCCATCGGCATTACTGCCATGCTTCAAAAGATATGCGTAACAGTTAAGCTGTTCCTCCCATTCTTTCTTGGGTTTCATAACTGCGTAAGCACTAGTCTGTTTCCAATCGCCTATTGTCCAACCTCTTTTTGTTTTAAAAACCCTATCAGGCTGACCAGAAAACCTTATACCATTTATAGTAAGGTATAATCTTTCCTCTTCAATGCTATCAGAATTTTTGTCAGATATGTCATACAGTTTCTCATGCATCATAGACCCTAAAATACTTGCAATTTGATCACTAATATCTATAGTAAGATGTTCTTTATGTATGATTTTTAAAGCCTCAAGTTGAGGTGGGTTTAACAGTTGTGTTATTGAGTAATGACTATCACCTTTATCGTGAGTGTAATATTCATATATTTTTAACCATCGTTCATCCAAGCAATGTTTGTTTGTGACGTTCATATTATTTCCCTTTCAAATATTTTATAGCATTGATTAATATTGTATGTCAACAGATACACCAGTGAAGTTTGTGATTAAAGGTCAGCCATATTCAAAGGCAAACAGTCGTAAGGCTGTTCGATTTGGAAACAGAACAGCGTTTATTAAATCAGATAAAGCTAGGGCATACCTAAAAGAATTTGAGAAGCAGTGCATTGTTCTTGATCCTCTCATCGAGGGCGATGTCTCAGTGTTTATGTTTATCTACTATGCTTCAAGAAGACCTGACCTGGATGAGTCTCTTATTTTAGATGCTATGGAGGGGTTCATCTATAAGAATGATCGTCAAGTAAAAGAGAAACATATCTACTGGGGTTTAGATAAAGACAATCCAAGAGCTGAAATAGAGGTGTCAAAAATTGAAAAAGTTTTGGGTAATTAAACAAAGAATTAACAGAGACTTTCCTTTGATCAAAGAGGGTGGTCATGTAGACGCTTTAATTCCTTTTGATCAATCAGATGAAGAAGAAATAAGGCAAATAAAAATAGAGAGTGTACATCAGGTTAACATAAAAGAAGCCAGGAACAGGAAAAGAAACAGCCTGTACTGGGTACTGATGCAGATTGTAGTAGACAATTCAGATTCGTTTGTTCGTAAAGAACAGGTATCAAACTATATCAAAAGAAAAGCAGGGTTCTATAAAGAGATAGTAGATCCAGACAATTTTATTAACATCGAATACAACTCACTTTCTTTTGACAAGATGAGTGAGCAAGAGTTTAAAATTTATTTTAATCATGCGATACAGATTATATGTACTGATATAAACTTATTAGAAGGTACAGACGCTGATGCATTGGAAGGTGAAGTCCTTGAGATCGTGTCTCCCAACTACTAGAGATAGCAAGTACTTAAAAATTATACGTCAGCTACCTTGCGTGGTCTGCTTTAGTAAACCATGTGAGGCGGCTCATGTTAGAATAGGTACTGACGGAGGCACATCTTTAAAACCAAGCGATAGATACTGTGTGCCTCTATGTAATAAGCATCATAGAGAACAACACAATACTGGTGAGCATATCTTCTGGGACAAACTTAACATCAACCCCGTTGAGCTATGCAACAAACTGTATTCAAATAAAGATAACCCACATATAAAAAATATTATTCTTAGAACCAGGCATAATTTAGAAATCTAAATTGTCATACCATCTTTTGTTATCATCTTTTATTATAGCGTCTAGTTTATCTAACTCTTTCTCATCAAACTTTAAAGAGCTGTATATGCCTGTTGCTTTCTCATAAGACACAGTAGTGTTACCTGTATTGCCTACCCATTTATAACGTACCTTCCAACAATGGAACTCTGTCACACCCTCGTTATCTTTATCTCTATGAATTGTAATCCCGTTGTCCGTTTTAGAAAACCAATTGGCACTACCAGAGACATCATATCCCATAGCGGCTTGGACCTTTCCATTCTCTCTCGCCATCTTACTTGGATGAGCGACAAAGAATACGTGGATCTGATTAGCCTGGGCAAACAAACGTATCTTAGTTAGTAAAGTACTTATAGCGTCTGTCTCAGTCGTAGTCTTCTTATCTATATCAATGTAGTTATAAGGATCAATGACTAGAGTCCGTATCCCTATTTTAAATATAGCATCCCTTGCTCGTTCTAAGATACTCTCGATGGAAGATTGTGTGCCGTCAGCATTCTCCATGAACAAAAAGTTTTCATTAATCCATTTCATTCCTTCCTCTACCTCTTCACGAGTTAGTCTTGCAGTCGGACCATCCATAAAAGGTTTTCTTAACCTCTTCTCTAAGAGCTTTATAACATGTAAGCGAGGATCGTTTTCAAAAGAACATAAGCAATGTTTATAACCATGAAGCTCTGTAAGGTTTACTAATAACTGATCTACGAACTCTGATTTACCTGATGATGGATGACCAGTAACTATGGTTAACTGTCCCTCGGCTATTGTAAAAAGATTATCTACGTTCTCTAAACCTGTTGACAGACCACCTGCGTAACCTTCCTCGTACAACTGCATGACACCATCTTTATAATGATTGGGGCTGTACAACCCTTTGATAGGGAACTCAACAGCATTCTCGATACACTCCACTAATGCTTCGGTGCTTTCTTGCAGGACATCATTAGCGTCTTTCTTTCCGTTCCAAGAAACCTTTAAACATTTAGCTTTACCAATTCTTCTAGCAAGCTCTTCAACAAGAGCCTCGCCTGGAGCATCGTTGTCACATGCTAGTACAATCTTCTTAGCAGACAATATCTTATCTTTAGCTGAGTAAAAGTATTTGAAAGCATTGTCAGTGTCCTCATTTATTTCTTTAGTAGAGATCTTATTAGGAGCACCATTTGGAACACTCATTACATGAGCATCAGGCATAACTGTTTTGATTGCTAATAGATCAAGCTCACCCTCGACAATTATTATTTGATCAGCATCATTTGGGATCTGCTCTATGCCAAAGAATGTTTTAGCACCTCCCGTTCCAATAATATTTCTTTGGGTAAATGCTTTGCTCTCGACACTTCGATACTTCACAGCATACTTCTCACCCTCTTCATTAAAGAAAGGTATACCTACACAGAACTCTTCTTTATTTGATGATGGAAAGAATTGCTTATCACTAAAGCAATGATACTTCGCATGAAAAATATCTACAGATATCTTGCGATTATCTGTTAACCATTTAAAGACTGCCTCTCCTGCATCCTTACCCTTGTACGCTTCTATTGATACAACCTTGGCAGTAACCTTTGGCTCTATCAATTGTACTTTCTTCTGCTCTGCTACCATTTCATTCCCCTTTTTAAAAATTGCACTACTCTCGTTGCAATGGTGGCAATTATACAATGCTAGTTTATCACCTGTTCTAAAACGTGTAACACTCATACACCTCTCGTTCTTTTTCTTCCTGTCATTTTCACAGAATGGACAGACTATCCTAGCCCTTAATTTATTATCTGTCCTCTCCAGAATTAAAGAATGATTTAATATCATTTAAGCTACCCCTTTTCACTATAACTGAATCCCCATTTTCTCTGCTGCTACAGTATCCACAATGTGCTAACGCATTGTCTCGATCTGTAATATCTTTATACAATACATACTTAGTATCATTACAATTAGTGCAGATCATTTTCCACCTCTTCTCCCTCATAAGTTTCGGGAAAGGATGCAACTTCAGATATATTTAACTCAGTACTACCTTCTCCACTAGCAATAGCTGTGCTTATTTTATAATAAAAATTAGCCCAATTTATATTAAGAAAGAAATCCTTAGCCCTAATCCATCCAACAGGTCTACAAGTTTTGGTATACAGATCAGATAAAAGACTGATGCTGTCTGTTTCCTTGACGTATGAACTTGGATTTATTTTATCTAAATTAGATACAACAACTGTTTGTATATCAACTTGAGGGATCTCAGGAGTTACAGCCGCAATACACATCTTAATATTATTGCTCCGAATATTTATTAATGTAGACAGATCATCATTTGTGACAGTGCTTTGAATGTCTCTGAAGTCAGTCGCATCCTCATTCTCTGGCTCTTCCTCCCAATCAACAGGGGTCATCAAGGCTATCGTTTTTATTTCATGTCCGATTGTATTGCAACTATTGCATACCAAGAACTGCTTGTTCTCAAATGTTGAAACATTTTTTAAGACGCAACCCTCTCCAAACTTATCCACCAGGAATTTATTTGTTTCTGAACTTAGATTTATTATATCTGATTTTGCAGACACAACTGTAAACTTACACCACGCATCATGTTCATCAACAGCAGTGTTGCCACACGCATTGCATTTATACTTCATCTTTATTCCCCTTTCCATTTATCATTACATTATATTCGCTGTACTCTGCAACCCCTGATGTGATCCGCTGTGGATTAGTTAAGTCAAAACTTGTAATAGTGAAATCATTTAACTTTAGTTTATCACCGATACCAAAGGCTTCCTTCATTGAGTTCGCCACCACAGTAGTTGAAAGCCATATAGGTGCTAGTACTTCTTTAGTAAAAGTGTATTTATTTAAACCATCAGGCATTACAGTATCTATTTTTTCTTTTGGCTCTATAAATTTACCTTTGTGCCATTGACCTACACGACTAGTTTTATTTGGATAGGTTAGTGTACCCTCAGCATGAAATAAATTGTTGGCAAAATTACCTACGTATTTGCGACCATCTACAAAGGTTAATACTCCTTCACCATGTCGGTTGCCTTCTTTCCATTCCCCAATATAATTGCCACCATTGACAATAGTTAATGCTCCTTGACCATGATACAAGTTGTCTTTCCACCGCCCCACATATCGGGAGCCATCGGCAGAAGTTAATACTCCTAGCCCGTAGAATTTACTCTTTTTAAATTCCCCAACGTATTTGTCACCATCAGCTAACTTAAGTATTCCTTGTCCGTTTTGTTTGTTGTTTTTATATTCACCAACATACTTTTCGCCATTAGTAAAAGTGAAGGTTCCTTGCCCATGATATTTGCCGTCTTTAAATTCACCTATATACTTACTGCCATTAGAAAAAGTGAAGGTTCCATGTCCATGCATCATGCCGTATACATATTCACCAACATATTTGTTACCATTAGCATAAGTGCAGGTTCCCTGCCCGTGGTACTTGCCTCTTTTATATTCCCCAACGTATTGAATATCCATTATAACTTCTCCCTTTTCTGTAATAAAAATATATAATTCTAATTAGTTTCTTCTGTCGCTATCCATTCCGTAGCTACAATATCATCATGTCTAAAATTATATTCTGCTTCAGCAGATACCTCATCTATATCTGCATTATCCTCGATCATTATTTTAAATGTAGCGTATACAATCTTCATTATAAATCACCCCTCGTTTGTTTTGTTCTAAAGAAACCCTCATAATCTGGGTTTTTAACCATAAATAATCTTGCGTAGTAAGCTGTGTGATTGTTCGACAGCTTAAACTTAACACCTGTAGTTTCGACATCAGTATGCCACCTGATCCTTTCAAAAACAGATTTGATACTGTAATTTTTGAAACCTCGTTTGATAACTTCAAATGTAAAGTGTTCTACAAGTTCATAAACCTGTGGATTTTTCTTATGAAAGTCCCACCATTTATATTTTAAATTACTCATTGTGTTTCCCTTTCTAAAGTTTCCAATACCCATATACGCATCGTGTCCCTTCTCGTGAGCAGTCGTGAGTATCTTGAATAACCCCATCAATAACAGAAACATAATGCTTTGAAACAGAACACACTAATCGACCTTTCGGTAGCTCCCCTGATGTAAGATGAACCTTGCATCCCGAACCGATCTGCATCGTGGGAGTCCAAGTAAATCCCAATTCCATCATGTAAGATTTAAACCACTTGCGTGTGGTATAAATTCCATTACGAGCGGATCGTGACTGCTTGCTCATCCGTTTTGTTTTGCGTTGCGTTGCATTACCTTCAGCTAACCTATCATAGATTTCCTTATATGGTCTGCCTGACGCTATAACTATGGCTCTGCAAACACAATCTCCTGCCTCGCCTTTGAACCCTGCTTCGGCTCTTCCACCATCGTTGTATTCGTAATTCATAACTACCATCCTTTACTATATCTGTTAGGTATATCGAATGTATCTAAGAACTTTCTTAACCTTCCCTTTGATGTCAGCACTTCACCTACTCCATAACATTCTAGGCAATAGGTTTCTCCGATTGAAGTTTTTATCATCCCTTCCCCCTCGCAATTTGTGCATTGCATCACCTCATAATTTTGAGAGGCACTAACTGTTTGGAATGTCATAGTCAATACCCCTCCTGATTTAAAGTTAATTGGGACTCATGCCGCCTTCGTTCTACGATTCTATCTATATCTTCCTTCATATGTTTTAAAACTTGGCTCTGACCTGCCATAGAAGATGCTGAGTTAACCAGTCTCTCTACTGATAGTTTTAACTCATCACTTAAATTATTAAAGTTATTCATAACTAATCCCTTTCATTATAAATTAATGCCACCCTTAAAAGGTGGCATGAATAGTTTAATCTGTTAATGAATACATAATATTATTTACTATTAAATAACTTATGTAGATAAAGTATATTATAAAACAGATTGCTAACAAATCTTGAAGCCGTTGCTTTATTTTTTTACGTTTTCTGAATGCCTTAACTTCGAGATCAAATGATCTTTCTTTCAAATATAACATTGTAATATTTCAACCTCCTCTATTGTTATGCATTTGACACATGCATATCCATCACGATATTCCCCCTCTTTAAAAATTATATTACCTTCGGAATCCTCTTCCTCACAATCTGCATTAGCAGGAATACGATCAACAAAGCGACCGCTTCCAAAAGATGTATCAAGATTACAATGTACGCACCTGTTTCCTATGTCAGTCATCGTTTGTCTCCTCTAAAAAATTTTCTATTGCTTCTTTGTCCTCGCACCATTCAAAAATATATTGAGGACAAGGACACCCCGCATCATAAAGTGCTTTGGATTTTGTTATTAAATTTCTACGTTTTTGTTCAGCCTGTTTCATTGAAAGTTCACCATCTTCATATAAATTTTCAGAAGCCAATGAACTGCATATATCTTCCCAACTGCCCCCCAAAAATTCAAGGTGTTCTCTTGCTCTACTCATAACACCTCTCCTGCGTGTCCCAAGAGCCAGTAGACATCATGTCCCATGCTTCATTTTCGGAATCAGCATGATCAACTCGATACTGAAATGTAATCATATCCTCTGGGTTGTCGCCGTCCTCGGTGTGTAAGGGGTTTTCACTGCAAGGTTCTTTACCCTCAAAAATAAAAACTTGTTTGTTATTTGAAAAGTTGTGGGTGTGCCATATTAAATGTAAATTTTGAATACTCATTTTAACTCTCCTTGATTGTTTACTTCGTAGGCTAAAGAGCCACACTTACATTTGAGATTTGTGAGAAGGTGACTGGTTGGTACATATTTCGTGGATCGTTTAGAGTCCAATGTGTCATCACTAAAGATGAGATCAGCAGCTTCTATAGCACCATCGTGGATGAAATTTACAAACTTACTTTCGTTGCCAACTGTCGAGCAATTAAAGCATTTAATCTTTTTATTTTGCATGGAATATCCCTTTCAAAAATAAAATAGATGACATTGCTGTCACCATACTTAACACCAAGAACAAGACTTTTATCATCAGCGTGGCAAGCTCAGCTTCTGGGTTTGAGCCATAATATTGATAAGTAAATGCGTGAATGCCAAAAATTCCTGAGCATAAAGTTGAGCAAATAAAACACAGTATAAATAAATTCATTAGTTATTCTCCTTACTATGGTTGTTGTTCGTGTATATTTTGTCTTGCAGATCATCATAGGTAGATTTTTTTATGGAATGGTAACTATAAACTTGAGTCATATACCCATCAGCAAAAACCCACCAATCATCTTCATCTTTAACAGGGCTTTTACCCATTGGCATATCAATAAAATGTTCCGCAATCAAACCTAATACTTTTTGAGGGTCTTTAGCCGTGCAATACAAAACATTCACATCTTCTTCGATATCCGTATCCTCTCTTGAAACCAGTATCGTTCCTAAATAATATTTCTTATTACTCATAATAATATTTCCCTTTTAAAAAAATGGGGGTGGCTAACCCCCGTTTGACTAAGCCGCTTCTGCTAGTTCCTCTTGCTCTTGAAATGAAACCAGATGTTCAACTGCTTTCTGAGCGAGAGTACAAGCCTTGCGTAGCACTGTCTTGTCTTCCTTGACTACTTCAACCCAAGAGTTTAGATATTTTGCGTGGTCAGATCGAATTGACTGGCTTATATTTAGTTTTTGACACAACATTGCCGCCCCGATTTCAGCAACCAATTCCTCAAAAGCGTAGCGTTTCGAACCAAATTTTTTACCTCCATTTGGATACATCTTGGCAACAAACTCATCTCTTTTGAGATCTTTAAGAGTCCAATGCGTTAGCTCGTGAAACAATGTCCCGTAATAATTTTCAGTAGCAGTTGACGTTGAAGTGTCTTTGAAAATGTCGGTTTTAGGTATTGTGATTTCGTGACCAGTGACATTGTAGAAGGCTCTTGAACCCTGTGATTTATTAATGATTGCCCCAGTATTTTTTACAAAATCCTCGGCTGTCTCGTAAATTTTCACAAGGTCAACTCTGTCGGGTTGTTCTGGTGCTTCAAATTCATCAAACTGGCTCTCGTTGAAGACCGCTATAGGTTTGAAAATAGTGAAGGCTTTGCGAGTTACGATACCCTCAGAATCTTCCTTTTGAGGTATCAAATTTGGTTGAAAGACAAAAGCCTCTGACTTCTTGCCTTTCAAGATCCACCCCCTGTCCATAGCATTTTTGCCTGTGATCCATTGACCCTGCCAGCCGTACCTGTTGGCTATCAAGTTAAGGTTCCACCAGTTCATGCCCTTGTATTCTTTACCTGTTGAACCAGATGTCGGAGCCTCCACCGAAACAGTGAACCAAGGTTTTTCCCAAGTTTCACCCTGAGCCTTGGCATCAGCCATTGATGCTTGCAATTCCTCTAAAAATAAATCAGAACTTTCTTGATCTATGTCACGTTTCTTACTTTTGAACTTACCCATAATTATTCCCCTCTGAATTTGTTAAGTTGTTTACGTGAATTAAACACATGAACTGAACCTATGCATTGGTCTGCATATTCCACAGCGTCTGCGAAAGTTAAAGTTGTCTCATCCTTATCTTTCTCTAAGTGTCTGTCGTTCTCAACATTCCACACCGAAAAATCCATTTCGGCGGCTGTGAATACTGTGAAATCCTCTTTAGTGGTTTGATAAAATATGTCTGGTTGATTGTTTCTTTTTTCTAAAATCCATACGTTAGTCATAATCTCTTCCCCTTTCTATAACCTTGGCAGTGTGCAACATGCTTTCTTTTAGTTCTCTCCAGTTGTCACAACAATTAAACTTTATAAATTTTGCCCAGTCATCATTATCGTTGTAATCTAAAAGCGTAGCCATACCCACCTTGGTAAGGTTTTTTTCTGCAAAATCTCTTGCTCTTAGGATTAAAATTTTAGTTTTTAGATCAAGAATCATTTCTCCGCTATCGTTTATATTAGTCATATTAGACTCCTTTTATTGAAATTAAAAAGTCAATTGCTTGTGCTTTAGTCAAGTAAATGCCTTGAGTTTTCCAGTTGTTTCTCACGTTTTTGATCTGCTTTGATGTAAAGTTATACATAATAAAACCCCTTTTTTATGTGTGATTGATTCAGTGCTAAACACTGCTTTACAGTGCTTAACTCTAAACCAATCGGCGGTGTCGATTGTTTAGTTATGGATGGATCATGGTTGCATCAAGCAATGGCTCCATCCTGCCGTATTAATTCCTTTGTTAAAAAGCTCCCTTCTCTGAGTCTTTTGCTACAGTTCTCACCCCTCACCCTTCGGTTAGATTTGACGCTGGTACGCCCAAGGTTACACTGCTTCACCCGTTTTCTATTTATGCTTAACCCGTTAGGTTTCGGGTCGTTGCCGATTGGCTTGACCCCATTATGAACAGGTGACAGTCAATGTCAACAACTATCATCTAAACCCCAGAAAACAGCGGTTTATCAAAGATGCTCTTTTTGAAAGGTGCACTCTGGGTTAAATACCTAAGTGCTTGAAATATAACGATATTCTAAATCATCTTATTGAGATGGAAGGCGATTCGTTAGGCGATTCGTTTATAAAATAACTAGGGTTTGTGCGGCTTACGTGCTAAAATAAATTAAAAAGCGAATCGTTTACGTTATTTTATAAACTGCGGCAGTGATCAAAAGAGTATCAAAATGATGGTTAAATGATGGTTAAAACCATGTGATCGAACTGCTGCCGAGATAGGGTATAAATGTGTTAAGTTTCAATGACTTAAAATTTTGGGTTCTGTGTTTGTTCTAATCATAACGGCAATAACTAAAATTAAAATTAATTCGAGGCGTATATATGACTGATACAAAAAGCAACAAGGTGGTTAGTCTTAAACCAATTAAGAAGGCAGGCAGGAAGCTAACAAACAAGCAAGAGGAGTTTGCAAGGGTATATGTGTATGGGGAGGATGGGGAAGCTATAAGCGGATCTGAAGCGTACAAAATAGTTTATAACGCTAAAGGCATGAGTGCAAAAAGCATTAGCAATGAAGCGTATAGGCTAGTAAGTCACCCCGATATCGCCCCGATGATAGATAAGCATAAACGTCAAAAAGATAGGGATACACAGCGTCTGACCCACTCAAGACGAGAACAGATCCTAGAGAGGCTTGAAGCGGAAAGCATACTCACTGACCCCTCAAGCCCGACATCTAATTCTAGCTCCCGCATTCGAGCATTGGAGCTACTCGCAAAAGCGTCTGGTGCACTTGAGGATACGATCAACATTAACTCTAACAATGATAAGACCACTGCGGAACTACGTGAAGAGCTGGCAATAAGATTGCAGGAGATAATGAAAACGGCAGGGTAGAGCCATTGCTTGACGGGCATGCACTCACACACACACAACGCCAATGTGTCTAAGAACCGCAGAATACTGCCATTTCTATAGGGGGGACTTACAGGATAAAGACCCCTCCCCTACCCCCCACCCCCCTGTGTAGGGGTGTGCGTCACGCCTCGCCTATACACACAGTTCTGCACAAACAACACCATTACTTTTGTAATTCAGTATTTTTTGTGCCACCAAGATTTTTTTATTTATTTTTTATGAGATATATTATGTATGTTTTACTATAGCAGTATGAAGCTATATGTATCATATAGGATGTTACTGACTCTATGTATGGATTTGTACCCTTACACCATATTTATATAGTTTATGTTTTAAAGGCTCCCCCTTTTAAAGGGGAGCCTGAAATTAACTCTTGTTATAACATTGGAAAAGGAAAACAATGTTATACTTCAGTATACATTATAAAGGGGAAAATAACGTATAAAGAGTTAATGCAATATAATATATATCAAGAAGTACCATATTTTTCACTAAATGTCAACTTGCCCTGATTTTTCTTTATCTATCATCATGTTAGCTTGCTTTAGTATTTTTATTACATTATAGTTTTAAACATGTTTTGTATCGAGGTCATTGAGTATGAAAAAAAAACGTATACGCAATAGGCTTACTGATAAAGTAAAGAATAGTGTTGTTGCCTTGTATAAGAATGGTCGCACGTATAAACATATCTCCAATGTTTTAGGATTAACCACGGGTAGTGTTGGTAGTGTTTTAAAACAATCTGGTGTTGTTAGAAGGCAAACTGTCGCAGGGTTTCCTATTCCTGATAAAGATCCTAGAAAATTAGGAAGTCATGGCATAGGGTATTGGCATATGAACTTAGATATTAAACCTAAGCCTTTAGGTGTTTTAATAAGATCTACTGAAAGAGTGTCAAACACACATGGGGGCAACTATCCAAACAAGAGTTCTATATTAATGAACTAAAGGATTGGTTATTTCTTTATGAATGTAAATGCTAAATTTAAAAGGGTCGTTAATGATTGGTATGTCGAGCCAGCTTTTTGTGTCGATGCTTTGATGGATAGTGTTAGCTTTGATGGGGATATACATGATCCGTGTTGTGGTCAGGGAAATATTCCAAAAATTACGGGTGGCACAGGATCTGATCTTGTCGATAGATCGGAAGGTCGATATCCCGTTGTTGATTTTTTAAAAGATAAAACAAAAAGAGAAAACATAATTACAAACCCTCCGTATAGAATAACAGTTAATATTGTTACCCATGCCCTTAAACATGTGCAAAATAAAATTGCCGTTATTGTTCCGTTAGGTTTTTTAGCATCTTTAAAAAGATTTGACTTCTTTCGCTACACTCCTGTAGATGAAGTTCTTATTATGTCGCACAGACCCTCTATGCCACCAGGAGGGACACCTATAAAACTTGGAAAAGGAAGTACAGATTATTGTTGGATTGTTTGGAATAATTCTAAATTAGAAAACAAACCTGTTATACGTTGGATTATATGAGAAAAAATTCAGTTGATCCTTTTGATATTATTGCAAAAGCTAACTCTAAGAATAAAGATCTTATTGAAGAAACTCTTCAGATTGTCGATTTATTAAAAGAAAAAGAAAATAGGGAAAAAGCTCAAGAAGATTTTATGCATTTTGTTAATTCTGTTTGGACTTCTTTTATTGAAGGTCGGCATCATAAAATTATGGCAAATGCTTTTGAAAGAATTGCTAAGGGGGAATTAAAAAGATTAATTATTAATATGCCTCCTCGTCATACTAAATCTGAATTTGCTTCTTATCTTTTCCCAGCATGGTTCCTGGGGAAATATCCAGAAAAGAAAATTATTCAAACGGCACATACTGCGGAGCTGGCTACGGGATTTGGCAGGAAGGTTCGTAATCTTTTCCAAGATGAAATCTTTACTGAAATTTTTCCAGATGTTCAATTGAGATCTGATTCAAAAGCTGCTGGGAGATGGAACACAAATAAAGGCGGTGATTATTTTTCTATCGGAGTTGGCGGTGCTGTAACAGGTAAGGGTGCGGATCTTCTTATTATTGATGATCCTCATTCGGAACAAGAAGCACAAGCAGGAGCGTATAGTCCTGAAGTTTTTGATAAGGTGCATGAGTGGTATACATCAGGTCCAAGACAGAGACTCCAACCTGGTGGAGCTATTTGCATAGTGATGACTCGTTGGCACAAAAGAGATTTAACTGGAAAGTTAATTAAGAACTCAATAGAAAATATAAAATCTGAAGGCTGGGAGTTAATCGAGTTTCCTGCGATCATGCCTAATGACAAACCTCTATGGGGGGAGTTTTGGGATATTAACGAGTTACAAGCATTAAGGACAGATCTTCCTGTTAGTAAATGGCAAGCTCAGTATCAACAAAATCCCACTTCAGAAGAAGGTGCTATTATTAAAAGGGAATGGTGGAAAAAATGGGATAGTGATATCCCTCCTCCATATGAGTTTGTTATCCAATCATGGGATACTGCTTTTACAAGAAAAGAACGTAGTGACTTCTCAGCATGTACAACCTGGGGTGTTTTTATCAATGAACGCAATAATAATAACTACGAACTTATTCTTTTAGATGCTTTTCAAGATAGATACGAGTTTCCAGATTTAAAACGTGTGGCTTTTGATTATTACCATGAATGGCATCCTGATGCTTTTATTGTAGAAGCCAAGGCATCTGGTCATTCTTTGATCCAAGAATTGCGTGTTATGGGTATTCCTGTAAGTGAGTTTACTCCAAGCCGAGGAAATGATAAGATATCCAGAGTGAACGCAGTATCTGATCTTTTTGCATCAGGTGCTATATGGTGTCCTGAAACAAAATGGGCTGACGAGGTGGTTGAACAATTTGCTGCTTTTCCTTCTGGAGATCACGATGATCTTGTTGATTCATGTACTCAGGCAATACTAAGGTTTAGACAAGGTGGTTTTGTAAAGTTATCAAGCGATGAAGATGATGATGGTTCCTTTGTCCCCGTACAAGCAGATTATTATTAGGAATAATTAGATGGCTATTGAAAAAGCATTACAATCAATTTTAGGAGAGCCTTCTGCTACTGAAGGTGTAACTATACAAATAGAAAATCCTGAATCCGTTTCTTTAGAAACAGAAGACGGAGGTATGCTTATAGATTTTAACCCAGAGGTTTCTGAGGTTATGGGAATCTCTCATGGGGGTAATCTTGTTGAAATTATAGAGGATAATGATTTAGACGCTTTAGCATCTGATCTTGTTTCTCAATTTAATGCGGATAATTCTTCTCGTAAAGACTGGCAGAGAACCTATGTTAAAGGTTTAAAACTTCTGGGTCTTGAGATTGAAGAGAAAACTTCTCCCTGGAATGGAGCTTGTGGTGTGTTTCACCCTGTCTTAACGGAATCTATTATTAGGTTTCAGGCACATTCTATTATGGAAACCTTTCCTGCTGCTGGTCCCGTAAGAACACAGATACTTGGTCCTATAGATATTGATATTGAAAAACAAGCTAATCGTGTTGAAAGCGAAATGAACTATCAGATTACAGAGGTTATGACAAATTACAGACCTGAGCATGAACAGTTGTTGTTTAGTCTTCCTCTGGCTGGTTCTGCTTTTAAAAAGATTTATTATGATATTGATATGGGTCGTGCAGATTCTGTGTTTGTTCCTGCTGAAGATCTTGTTGTTTCATATGGAGCCTCTGATCTTATGACATGTGGAAGATTTACACATGTTATGAAAAAATCTTACAATGAAATCAAAAAGTTACAGGTTCTTGGGTTTTATCGAGATGTTGATTTGCTTGAACCTACTGATGACTATTCTGATATTCAGAAAGCTTATGATGATATAGAAGGATCATCTCCTGAACCAGAGTATGATGACAGGTTTGTCTTACTTGAGATGCACGTTAATGTTGATCTTATTAACGATGAAGACATGAAAGATGGGGAGCCTACTGGTATAGCTCTGCCTTATGTAATTACTATTGAAAAGTCAACTCAGAAGATATTATCAATTAGAAGAAACTGGGAAGAAGATGATCCCAAGAAAAGAAAAATAAATCATTTTGTGCATTATAAGTTTATGCCAGGTCTAGGTTTTTACGGATTAGGTCTGGTTCATATGATTGGCGGTATGGCGAAATCAGCGACATCCATTCTTAGACAGCTAGTAGACGCTGGAACGCTCGCCAATTTACCTGCTGGTCTAAAGTCGCGTGGTCTGCGTATAAAGGGTGATGACAGCCCTATAGCACCAGGTGAGTTTAGAGATGTTGATGTGCCTGGTGGAGCTATTCGGGATAACATAACCTTTATTCCTTATAAAGAACCATCTTCTACATTGTTTAGTTTAATGCAAACAATAGTTGAAGAAGCGAGAAGGTATGCTGCTATTCCAGATATGCAGCTTCCTCAAGCTGGTACAGAAGCCCCAGTGGGAACAACTCTTGCTCTTATGGAAAGATCAATGAAAGTTGTTTCTGCCACACAAGCAAGACTTCACGCTGCTTTAAGACAAGAGTTTAAAATACTTGCTCGTGTTATCCATCAGAATTTACCAGAAAAATATGAGAGATACGGGGTAGAAGAGTTTAGTAGAGTAAAAGACTTTAATGAAAAAGTAGACGTTATCCCCGTTTCTGATCCTAATGCTTCAACAATGGCACAAAGAATTACACAATATCAAGCGGCACTTCAGTTAGCCCAACAAGCTCCTCAGATGTATGATCTGCCTGTTTTACACAGACAGATGCTAGAAACACTAGGAATTAAAGACGTTGACAAGATTATTCCTACCTCTTCTGAAGTTAAACCAGAAGAGCCTTCTGTAGAAAATATGAACCTTATCAATACAAAACCTGTTAAAGCCTTTGAGTATCAAGATCATCAAGCACATATCACAGTGCATATGACAGCTATGCAAGATCCAAAGATACAACAGCTTGTTTCTCAATCTCCTTTGGCTGGTGCTATTCAATCTGCTACTGAAACTCATATTAGAGAGCATTTAGCTTTTGAATATCGCAAACAAATTGAAGAACAGCTAGGTGTTTCTCTGCCTCCTATTGGCGATCCATTGCCAGAAGATATTGAAAAGTCTCTTTCTGATCTTGTATCTAAGGCTGCCGACAAACTCTTGCAGAAAGATGTTGCTGAAGCCCAGGCTCAAGAAAATATGAAACAGATGCAAGATCCAGTTATTCAGAATCAAATGAAAGAGCTAGAGTTAAAACAACTAGACATACAGCGTAAAGCACAAGCAGAGCAAGCGAGGCTTCAGGCAGATATGGAGAAATTCCTTTCTAAGTATCAACTAGAAATTCAGAAGTTAGAAACTAAAAAAGAAATAGAAGGTGCGAAAATAGGAGCAAGTATTGCAGAAAAAAACCTTGATCTTATTGCTGATGGAGAAAAATTATCTGCATCTCAAACATCCGAAGGGGTTAAGATAGGTGTTGATATAGCTAAAAATTTAATGCCATAATGCATAAATTTATAATAAAAACAATTACTTAACAGTAATATTAATAATAATAACTGAGTGTATTGACGCTGTTGTTGAAAGGTTGGTATAAATGAGTATTGATATTATCTCTATTTTGAGGAAATCAATTGACGATCATAAGAAGCAAGGTGAAGAGCACCTTTCTGTAGGCGGTGCTAAAAACTTTGAAGATTATCAAAGGCTGGTTGGCAGAATAGAGGGATTAAGAATTATAGATTTAGAAATAAGTGATCTATTACGAAGAGCAAACAAAGAAAACTAATGGTAAACGTAAGCCTTTAAATTTACGCAAACAGGTTTATACCTGCAAATTGGATAAAAAATGACTGCAAATACTTCTAAATTAAAAGTTGTAGATAAAAAGTCTACTCAAGAGAAGGGTCAATCTTCTCAGCTTCCCAAGCCTTGTGGGTATAAAATACTCATCGGTCTTCCTGAAATCACAGATAAAACAACTGGCGGCATTATTAAACCTGACGCTATTATTGAAACAGAGTCGATAGCTTCTGTTATTGGGTTTGTATTAGAAATGGGTCCAGATTGCTATATGGATACTAAAAGGTTTCCTAACGGACCTTTTTGTAAGAAGGGTGATTTTATTCTGGTCCGAGCTTTCCAGGGGACTAGGTTCCAAATTCACGGCAAAGAGTTTAGGTTAATTAATGACGATAATGTTGAAGCTGTTGTTGATGATCCACGGGGGTACAAAAGATTATGAGTGAAGCAATTAATGCACCAAAAGAAGAAGAACAACTCAAGATGAATATTGAAGTTGTTAATGATGTTCCTGAAGAGGATGTTCCTTATCTTAAAAATAATGATATCGAAAAAGCAGATAACACTACAGAAGATAATGATGATCTTGAAAATTATAGCGATAGAGTTCAAAAAAGAATTAAAAAGTTAAAGCATGATTGGCATGAAGAAAGAAGAGTTAAAGAAGAAGCTCAAAGAATGCGTGAAGAGGCTGTTAACTTTGCACAAGTCCAGCAAACAGAAAACGAAAAACTTAGGAAGCTTCTTACAGAAGGTGGGCAAGCCTTATCACATGTCAGCAAAGCAAAAGCAGATGCAGATTTAAAAACTGTAGAGTCCCAATTAAAAACTGCTTATGATGAAGGTGATAATGAAGCTATTGTAGAGGCTCAGAAAAAACTTGCACAACTTACTTTTGAAAGAGAGAGGCTTGCACACACTGCTGTTCCTGAATGGAAGCCTCAAGAAAACACAGCTAAATTTAAGAATACACCTCAACCTCAACCTCAACAACCTACTGATCCAAAAGTTACAGCTTGGGTTGCTAAAAACCCTTGGTATCAGCAAAAAGGTTATGAACAAATGACTGCCCTAGCTATGGGTAAACATCAAGAACTTGAAAACAATGGTATTAACGCTAGAGACAACCCAGATCAATACTGGTCTGAAATAGACAATCGTCTAAGAGAAGTATTCCCTACTTACTTTAAGGAAGATTCTAAAGACGCAAACACTTACGCTGGATCTCCCTCCAAATCGTATGCATCCGTTGTAGCACCATCTACTAGAGCAACTGGTAGTAAAAGCTCACGCACTGTTAAGTTATCAAAAACCGCAGTTGACTTGGCTAAAAAACTTGGAATAACAAACGAACAGTATGCGGAACAAATCCGTAAACTTGGAACTTAAAGGATTTAATCAATGTCAGAAAAGCGAGAAAAAAGAAACGCTAGTACTCGTGAGAGTGCAGAACGCACAAAGTCTTGGACACCACCATCTGTTCTACCTGATCCAGAGCCTAAAGAAGGCTATGTATATAGGTGGTGCAGAACGAGCACTGTTGGACAAGCGGATAATAGGAATATTTCAATGCGTTTTCGTGAAGGCTGGGAGCCTGTCAAAGCAGAGGATCATCCAGAGTTGATGCTCAAAAGTGATGAGGGTTCAAAGTATTCAGGAAATATTGAAGTAGGCGGTTTGCTTCTTTGTCGTACTGCAAAGGAAAACATGGACAAGCGTGATGAATATTACCGCAATTTAGCAGCTAATCAAATGGATGGTGTCGATAACAACTATATGTCTCAAAGTGATCCTCGTATGCCTATGCTAGAGCCAGAGCATAAAACAAGGACTGTCTTTGGGAAGGGCGGCTTAGATAGGTAGTCTATCTAAGCTTTAGTTTAACTCGATACATAGGAGGTTGCTATGACTGCAACTGCTGCCCCTTTTGGGCTTAGACCTATAGGAAGACTTGGTGGAGGCACTGTGGAAACTCGTGCTTATCCAATCCTTTCTTCAGAGTCTAC